TGAGAAATCGAAGCAGGTGCTCTAGGCGTCGCACCACGTACTCGAAGTGCTTGGCAGAGTTCAGTTGATCGAGGTACTTGGCCACGGCTTGATCAAGCCTGTCAGCGAGATCCTCGTGAGGCGGCTTTTCTTCGCGAGCCACCGGGTCAGCGTGCAAGGCTGCCGCTTGCGCCCTGGTCGTCTCGGGCGTGATCTCGCCTGACTTGATGACCGCAAGCAGAGTCTCGTCATCGAGTTTCGTGAGCTCATATAGCGTTGCCCACGACTGCGGCAAAGTGTGCGCATGCGCACAATCTGCGAGCACAGTATTCGCAGCAACCGCCATAAGACGATCTGCCGTATGCACCCCAAACGGCACTGGATCACTCACCGCGTTCTCGTGACCCTTGAACAGCCGCAAGAACTCGCCGTGCTCACAGAACTCCTTTGCCTCGATCAGTTTCCGCCCGTAGCCTAGAATTCCGTCGATGCTCTTACGCCACTCGGCTCGAAGCTGCGGTGCCCAGTATTCGGCCTTCGTCTTCTTCATGACGCCACCCTCCACACGGTCGCCTTCCTCTTGCTCGCGGTCGGTCGCGTACCGCGCTCCACAATCAGACCGCCGTCCGCAAGTTCGCCCCGCCGTGGCCGCTGCGATGACGGGTTCATCGCCAGTGCCCGCTGGCACTCCTCGTCGGTGGCCCCGGTCTCGCCCTGGTCGCGGATGAACTCGTAGACCCGACGCTGCATCGCGTTCAGCACGTCGGGCGTCAGTGAAGCCTTGGCGGCTAGCGATGCCTCTCGGCACTGCGAGCCGCCAAAGATTGAGACAAACTGCTTCGCGTGCTCGTCGTAGGAAATGTCATCTGCCATGCCAGCCTTCACGCACTGCTTTAGTCGCGTGAGTTGCCGGTTGCCGCCGACAATACGAAACCACTCGACGGCATCCGCCGAGACCGCCCCGCCTGCCATGTAGGATTCAACCTCTCCGGCGAACCGGCAGGACGTTCCCCGCTTTCGGTTCTTCAACTTCTGGGCACCGATCCTGACCAGCACCTGCGGCTGATACAGGCTCATCGCCATGCCGCGAGCCTCGGTCTCGGTACATACTCCGCGAGCCGTGATTGCCTTGCGGATCGCATCCAAGCAGGCAAGCGTGCCAGCCTGGGTTCCGCCCGTGTCGTGCGTGATGGTTCGACTAGGCATGGACAAGCCCTCCGATCTTGGCCCGGAGGCGGGTCACAATCTCGTGAGTCTCGGCGTAGATGCCCTCGACCTGCGACTCAATGCTGTCGAGCATCTCGAAGTCGAGAGCCATGTCGCTCTCCAGCTTCGCGAGCACCTTGCGGATGTCTCGGCACCGCCACATCACGACGGTCGCTGCGTCCTGAGACTGAGCCGCAGACCCGCGATACCCGCGACGAGCGTTAGCGACTTCCGACAGGGCGTCGGCGGCAGACTTCCGCCTCGCTGCCGACAGTGCCTTCCACACGTCGGGCTCGTCCGCTGCCGGGCAGACAGCCTTCGCTAGTGCGTCAAACGCGGGGTCGGCAGACCACGACCACATCTTCGCAAAGCCGTCGATGTGTCCGGCTGGAGTGGCAAGCCCGATCGAGTTGCACTTCATCTTTGCAAGCAGCGACTTGACGTGCAGCACGAGCCGCTGCCGATGGATGCCTCGCCCGTCCCACCGCCTGAACACGTTGGTGATGAACTTGGAGTCAGGCATCCCGGCCGACAGTCCGCCGTGCTTGGCAATCACTTCGTGGGCACAGTACCCGTAGGTTTCGTCAGTCGAAATCGACTTGCCGTTCGCGGCGTTGTCAAAGAGCGACAAGTCGCGGAGTGCGTCGATGTCGCCCTGGTGCTTGGGCAGAGCCCGCAGGAAGGTCGCCGTCTTTGCGCCCGCCCGCCGGGCAGCCTCGACCCGATGCCTGCCGCAACACGGGCTCGCCTCTGCTTCTCTCACATTGCGAGAAGAAAACGCCACCACGACCAACGGCATCGGCAGGTGCTCGCCCATGTGGTACGAGTCTTTGTACCGAAGCACGTACTCCTCATCCGCACTGCCAGCGTCGAACCGCGTCTGGTACGTGTTGTCGTGCAAGTCGATGCCGGCAATCGGCAACGTCTGAACGTCCCACTCAATGCCAAGCTCAGTGAGCCGGCGGATCATCTGGTCATTCGGGGCAAACGTGAGATGCCCGGTATCGTCAATAGCTGATGCCATGTCCTTTTCCTTTCGTGAAAAATCGAACCTCAAACCAATGCCGGTGTCCTCGGCGTCTTCGTCCGCAACTGCGACCAATCGCAGTACGCTTGCTCGAACAGGGCCGGCGACCGATGCCCAAGGTGGAGCCGTCCGCTGCCTGCTTGCTCCATCTCGCAATGGGTCGCCCCGCTGCGGCGTAGCCACTTCGAGGTGCCGCCGATGCGTGCCCCGTCGAGCAGTTCCCGCATCGCCCTGCCAGCCTGACGCAGGCTGCAAGCCCATCCGAGAATCGTGCCGTCCGGTGACTTCGCGAGCATCGCGTCAATCGCGTCCAGGCAAGCCGGCGTGAGCACCCGCACCAGCGGATCGCCGGTCTTGCTCTGCGTCCACGCGAGCGAGTCGCCATCAATGTGCTCGCGGCGGAACGCAAACAGGTCGCCCATGCGAGCCCCGCATTCGTAGCCAAGCAGCACCCAGGCCCGCAGGAACTGCCCGCGATCCGCGCCACTGCGGAGCCGGCGACCGTCGTACTTGCGGGTCGCCTCAACGAGCGACTTCAGCTGCGGCACCGTCCAGGCTTTCGTGGGCTTCCGCCTGGCTCGCAGCTTGCCGATGCCTCTCGGGGCTTCCTCGACAACGCCCGAGTGGTAGGCGTGACACCAGACCGACAGCAGGATCGTCCGCTCGTTGCGGGCGGTGATGCCGCTCACCTGCTCCAGGCGGCGGGCGAGGTAGCGGTTGAGCTTGTCGCTGCCGATAGTGCCGGCCCGCTTCGCGATGGCACGAACGTGCCGCTGGTACGCGGGCGAAACGCTGCGGCCGGCAAGGTAGTGCTCGGCGAGGGTGGTGAAGGTGGTCATCGCACCTCCTCCGCTGCCTTGACCAGAAACGCCCCGAGCTCGACCGGCTCGGGTCGCTCGGGGATGAAGTAGTAGGCTCCCTCGCTCATGCCACGGCCTCCGCGTCAAAGAGGGTCGCTTCGGTCTTTCGCCCCTTCGCTGCCTCCTCCAGGTTGGCGACCGCTTGGCGGTAGTACGCTGGCTTGAGCTCGACGCCGATCGCCTTGCGTCCGTTGAGCACCGCCCCGTAAGCCTCGCTGCCGACGCCCATGAACGGCGTGAGTACCGTCTCGCCGGGCAGGCTCCGCAGATGAACGATCCGCTCTATCACGTCGAGTTGCAGCGGGTGCATGTGACGCTCGTCATCGTCTTCGCGGGCCTGCTTGTAGGGAAGCGTCCGCTCAAGGCGGATGTCATCCCAGAAAGCCGACGCGTACTGCCGCCAGATCCAGTGCGAGTAGCGGTTCTCAATCTGCTTCCCCTTGTGCCCGCGATAGGAAAGCAACTCGGCGGGGATCTCCCGCTCGCCCGCGTACTCCAGCAGCCCGTTCGGGTTGGCGACAGGCACCGGGTTGTCGCCGTTCTTGCGGAAGAGCAGCAGGCAATCCGCCGAGGCCACGTCGCACAGGCTTGCGTCAGTCACGACTTGCTTGTGGGCAAGCCCCCTCGCCATCGTCCGATTCCGCACGCCGAGCGGTTCCTTCCAGATGAAGTGCCGGCACCAGAACCGCCAGCCGAGCGACTCGTGCAGGCGGATGATTTCGCCAGGGAAATCCACCAGGCCGCCGGGCGAGGTCTTTCTCGGGATGTCCATGCAATGAACCGCCGACAGCCGGCCCGGCATAGTCGCTCGGTGAATCTCGCCGACCACAAACGCGTAGTGGTCGAAAAACTCTTGGTGGCTGCGGCAGTTCGAGAGGTCACGCTCCGAACTGGAGTAGTGGTAGAGGCACCCCGCGCCATCCGCCGCAAACGGCGGCGAGTAGATCGAGAGATGCACCGACTCGTCGGGGATGCTCTGGAGCACCTCGCAGCAGTCGCCGTTGTAGATCGCGTAGTCGTCGGTGATTACTTGCTCGCTGACAGCCATGCCGGAATCCTTTCGCTATGGGGAAACGTCCTTCGGTGATCGACGGCCATGGCGTTGCCCATGTGCCGCACGAGTGACTCAAACATGCGGTCAGCTGCCGTCGCCTTGCGTCGCAGATTCGCGAGCACGCCGACCTCGCCCTCGGTCGCGATGACGTGAACATCAACGGGCAAGGTCTGACCGAACCGCCAGCACCGCCGCACCGCTTGGTAGTACTGCTCCCATGAGTGGGAGGCGAACGTGACAACGTGATTGCAGTGCTGCCAGTTCAGCCCGAAGCAACCGATCTTCGGCTTAGTGACGAGCCGCTTGAGTTGCCCCGCTTGGAACGCAAGCAGTAGCTCTTCCTTCTCGTCTTCGCTTTGCGACCCGCTCACCTGCCGGCAGTCGGGAATGATCCGCTCCAGCAGATGCGCCTCGTCGTTGAGATGGCACCACACCACCGACGATCCGGGGTGCGATGCAACGAGCCCAGCGGCTGCCTCGCAGCGGTCTTCTAGCGTGATCCGCCGCTCTTCGCGTTGCTCTTGCAGGGTGTCAGCCGGCAGCGAAAACAGCATCCCGGCCCGCGTCTTGCTGCTATGCACGACGTGCTCGTGCTCGCGGAGCGGCGGCAGCACGAGCTTGCCGTCATCAAAGCCCAGGTCGGAGGGCTTGCGGCACGCCCGAGCCCACGAGCAGACCCACCGCCAGAACGGCTCCTCGGCGTGCCCGCGAAAGCGGTAGCTCTTGCGGCCCCAGCCGAGGTAGTCCTTGATGATGTCTTCCTTGAAGAACCGCGACAGCATGTCCTGGTAGCCGAGGTAGCCGAGGGCTTCGCTAGACGTGCCGAGTTCGTGGTAATCGTTCGGCGCGGCGGTCGCGGTACAGAGCAGGCGATACGGAATGAGCCGCATGAACTCGGTGACGAGAGCCTTTGTTGAGCCGTCGAAGTTCTTGAGGATGCTCGACTCGTCACAGACCATCCCGCCGTAGTCGCCCTGGTCGAACTTGTGGAGCCGCTCGTAGTTCGTGACCACGATGCCGGCGTCAGGTTTGCCGCCGCTCGACCGCACCGCCTCGATGCCGAACCGCTTCGCCTCTTCGACGGTCTGATAGCTGACCGCAAGCGGGGTGGCGATCAGCACGGGCTTGCCGGTTTGCTGCCGCACGTTCTCAGCCCACACCAACTGCATTGGCGTCTTGCCCATGCCGCAGTCGGCGAAGATTGCCGCTCGACCTTTGCGGCAAGCCCACTCAATCAAGTGCCTCTGGTAGTCGAACAACCAACCCGGCAGGAACTCGGGCATAAACCCGTGGTCGCCGTCTAGTTGCTGCTTGGTTTCCAGAAAGGCGGCGTATCGGTCAGAGGCGGCAATCATTTCTTGTCCCTTTCAATCCGAAACTCGGGGCTGCCGCATCGTGGGCACCGCGTTGCGGTCGGCTTTCTCTTGGCGTTGCAGCGGTTGCAGATGCGTTTCATGTCTCACAGTCCCTTGTGTATTGGCCCGTCTCGCCGGGCTCGCGTCGGTGGTTACTCGCCACTCCCGATGGGCGGTCCCTGCGGCTGCGATGAGTCAGCCGCTGCGGCCAGGGCGGGCCGTTGTGTCATCCGTCGCTCATGGGTCCAGGCTTGCCGTTCCTGTCGGCTTTGTCCTCGCGCTCGTGCACGGGCTGGTTTGTCCGCGCCCACTGCGTCAGAAGCGTGGCGTACTGCAGGGCTTCGTCGAGCAGCTTCTGTTGGTTGCAGCGGCTGCCCTTGTCGATGATGTAGGCGATGCGGCTGCGAACCATCTCGGCCGCGTTCGTCACGCCCACGACGGACTGCTGCCCCACGGGGATCTGCCAGTTCATG